ACAATATGGATGACTTGGTGCCCTTGGAATTTCAAGGCAATTACAACAGTCTCGTGCAGGAAGAAAGTTTCCTACTGCAACTGTGTGAACGGTATACCGGCGTAAGTCCCGCAGCTCAGGGCGCTGGTGCAGGTGTTAACGGCAAAGGGGGCAACTACGCTTCACAAGGTACACTGGCTCTTCTGGCTGAAGGCAACCGTCGACTCGACACGTACATCAAGCGTATGCGGCTGCCGTTCCACCACTTGGGCCAGCGCATCTTTACGTCTTACAAAGACTTTGGAGACTTGAATGAATTTAGCAAATGGGGAGGAAATGCAGAACTCGTTCAGCAGCTCTTTGCAGCCGACAGTCAATTGGCCTCAAGCCACACTTTCTTTGACATTTCAGCCTCAGACAGTGGTGCTAACCGTGAAACAGATCGTAGCGGCCTTTTGCTTATGGCCAATACTATGTCTGCGTATTATCACGAAATCGTCCAGCTTGTTCAAATGGTTGCCGGGGCGCCAGAAGGATCACCTGTTCGAGAACTCGGGCTCCAAATTGCTGACGGAGCTCGCGACCTGGCTAACAGGATCCTCTTCGTGTTCGATATCGATTCACGAAGCAAATTACTACCAGACGTGCGGGCTTTGCTTGCAGGAGCAGGCCAGGGTCCGGGAGGCCCTGCAGCTGCTGCTCCAGGAACGACGGCCGCAGCACTTCCTCAATCTCAGGGACCTGTTTCGCCAGACCAGTTACGCCAGTTACAAGGACAGCTTGCTAGCCTTACAGGCGGCGGTGCTGCGCAGAGGCCTCAATAAACTTGCAGGTGATCGTTACGATCAAGGGATGCTTGATACTGTAAAGACTCTCTTAAGCATGCCAGACGAAGTACAAAAAGTTCTTGACGCACTTAACGCTGAGAAAGAAAAGGAGTAGTAACTTATGCCAGCATTTGACGGCAACGATCGATCCCCGGGAGTCTTGCCTGCAGAACTTGAAGGCAAATCGCCTCTGGAAATCGCTCAGTATTACCAAACTCGTGAGAGGGAACTTATCGTTCGGCAGAGTGCCGGAAACCCCCTTCCGCCGCCTCCACCTCCCCCTATCTCACGTGAAACGTTTGATGCAGACCCGCTAGCGGCTACGCGGGAGATGATCAATCGCGATTCAGTATCGCGTGAAGAATTCGCTCGCATGACGCAGGCTGCGCAGTCAAACTTAGTGGCTTCAGCCAAGATGATTACGAGCCAGGGAAAGGAATACTGGGTGCGCTTACTGCCGCAACTCACTTCCCTGGCGCAGAATGCAGATCCCATGGATACGATTCGGCCTGAATGGTGGGAAACGACGTACAATTATCTCGTGGGGCAGAACCTGCAGACTCTTCGGGCGGAAGAAGCTGAACGCGTTCGCAGCGGTGCTACGCATGAAGGCTCGGGCGGCGTTCCTCAACCCCCTCCAGCGCCTCACGTACTGTCTGAAGCCGAACAGCACGTCGCTGCGGGTCTAGGGATCAGCGAAGAAGGCTGGCGTAAAGGTCTTGAACGTGTTCAGGATGGTCGTTTACCCGTCACTTTGGATAACAGGAGAGTCGCATGAGTTCAGTTACGCAGGCAACAATGCCACCCAAGATCGCCGTCATTTCAAGCAAGCCTCTGTCTGAACTAACGTCAGAAGAAAAGAAAGCGCGTTGGCGTGAAATGAGTCAGAAGGCTCGCTTCACTGATCAGTCTAAAGTCGTGGGCGAAGCTCATATTCATTACTTCTGGGCAGGCAATACCGCCATTGATGCAGCCGAGTTGATCCGTTTGCAGAACCTCGGTTACGAAATCGTCAAGGAGCCTTCACCGAAGGAAGTTCTGTCCGGCACTAAACAACCTAAAATCGTCGCTGCGGGTCTCAAAGAAGACGGTACTTATATACGAGGCGACGTCATTCTCATGCAAATTCCGCAGGAAGACTACGAGTTCTTCTTACTCGACATCGAGCAGCGGCATGAAAACAGTATGAACAGTGTTAGTGAGGACTTCCGGTCCGAGGCTGAACTCGCCGGTTCCCCCACTTTCACCGTTTCAAAGTAAGTCGAGTTACGAGGAGAATTCATGGCAGCATCTTCAAACATTGCAACTCAACTGCTACACTGGAGGACGTTAAGCCCTTCAGGCGTAGCGTTGATTCGAAACAACCTTGAGGCCGCAACACAGTCGTTCTTGCAAGGAACTCCTGTGCAGCTTTCAGGCGGATACCTTCAGGCTTGCGCCACGATCAACAGCGTAGCTACAGCTGTGATTGCAGGCATTTCAACCGTACCCGGAGCCTCGCTCGCTAGCTCCGGTGTCGCCAAGACGCAGAACTTAACGTATTCAGTGCCCAATCAGCCGAACGCGGTCGTTATCCCTCTGGGGGCACCTCCCAACGACGGCACGAGTCAGTTCTTGCTGGCTAACCCCGCTCAGTATTTCGTGGGTACGGTGGGCAACTCGAATACAGCAGCCAACGCCACTCTGGCCATCACAATGCTTGGTGGTATTTTCGGTCTCACGAAAGACGCCGGCAATGGCTTCTGGTACATTGACAACTTCATCACGACGGCTGCAGCTGGAGCCTGCGTTGAAATTGTCAATCTGATCAGCCCCGTCGGCACTCTCAACGGTCTTGTTGAGTTCCGTATTACCCTCGCTGCTTCGCAGCTCACACTCTAAAGAGAGGAGTTACTTCTATGCCAGCAGTACGTGGAGCATTTTCGCAACTCCTCGCTACAGGGCTTTTCTCGGTCATTTACGAAGACCTGGAAATGCACCCCGAGGAGTATTCGCAACTCTTCAACGTTTATCCCACCACAAAAGCGTATGAAGAGGATCAGCTCATCGCAGGCTTTGCAGCCGTTCCGTCAAAGCCTGAAGGTGAAAACATCAAGCAGGATCAGCCTATTCAAGGCGGCACGGTGCGATATACACCGGGTTCCTTCGGCCTGGGCTTCCAGATTACTCGTGAAATGTGGGACGATGACCAGTACGGCATTATGAAGAAAGTCAGCACCGATTTCGCTGGCTCTATTCGTCAGACCGTTGAACTGGCAGCTGCTGCCGTCCTGGTCAATTCGTTTAGCAGTACGAAAACGATTGACGGCAGTACTTTCATCGGCTCGCATAATCTTCTGGGGGGCGGTTCGTACAGCAACGCTTCAGCCACGAATCAGGCTTTCGGCGTAACGGGCCTTCAGGAACAGATTCTGATCTTCGAAAAAATGGTGAATGAACGTGGCTTGCTCAAACGTTCAATGCCTGAGACAGTGCTACTTCCAGTCGATCAGCAGTTCAAGGCTCAGGAAGTTCTGCACAGTTCATACAAGCCTTACACGGGCACGAATGAAATCAACTCAGTGCAAGGGCGAGTAACGCCCATGTTCAATCACTATTTGACCAGCACCACAGCCTGGTGGCTTCTGTCGCGCCGCCAATCGCACACGCTTAAGTTCTTCTGGCGCACACAACCTGAATTTGACTCGCAAGATGAATTCAGCACCAAAGGCGCTGCTTACAGTGTCTTTTTCAGGTTCGGCGTCGGCGTCACTTATTGGCATGGTGTGACTGCAAGTCCAGGCCAGTAAACGGAGGGAGGAGAAGACGAAATGCCAGGTTACATTGCAGTAGCAGATACGATCTTCGATCACCCTCTGTTTTCAGAGTGGAATCCGAGTCCCTCGACTGATGTACCGGTCGGGGGACGCCTCATGTCCAGTTCACCTCATATCGACGGTATGATGGCTAGTAGTAGCGTTGCTATTAGCGTCAGCCCCGTTACAGGCGTTACGCAGAACGTTCGTAACGCTGAGTATAACTGGTCACACAACCTTGCCACAGGTAACGCAGGAACGTATTACTTCCGCACGTGTCCTTCAGACGGTCGAGGACTGCGTATCGGTGAGCAGTACATTCTTGACTTGCAACCCCCTCCTACAAGTTACGTGCCTCCTTATCCGGTACTGCCGACGAAGACTTCTTACCCGGCAGCTCCTGCAAAGGGCATTCAAGTCACGGACTTGTTCATCGTACTGGGAAGCCAAACGCTGTTGCCAACGGCTATCACACTGCGTTGCAGCGGTTTGGCTTATCCACTCGAAGGAGGTGCCTCAGCTGCTCCCGTCGGTACGGATATTCTGGCTGCTACGTCAGTGCTGCCTCAAGCCGCGCTAACGACTCTGGGGCAGTATCAGACTCTCTGGGTGGCTATTCCGACACCGGCCTTCGTCATTACTGACATCTCGACGCTTGAGATCGAAGCAGCCATCACGGCAACGGCAACCACAGTTATGCAGGTAGCAGCCTTAGGCTGCCACTATAACTTCAACTACAACTAGGAGGTGTGCCATCGCAAACCAACTAGCAGGCAACCCTTGGATCCTCGACGGCACGAGTCTCAGTACGGTGCTTGTGTCGACTTGGATTAAAGTGGCGCACTTCGAATTCTCAGGCTATACTGCGAGCGCTGTAGCTACTGTGGCGGACCGAAACGGCAACATTGTTTGGAACGCCACTGCAGCTTCGGACTTGGAAGAAGTGCGTTCGGCAAAAGTCGGCTGGATCAACGGCTTGCAGAACATTTCTGCATCGCAAAACGGGGGGAAAATCCTTGTATACTTTGAATAAGTGCTTCACTTGGCTTGCACTTTTTGGAGGGAGTCTGCTCTTAACTGGGCAGACTCCTGTTACCATTACGGGTACGATTCAAGATGCCGGCGGCAACTTGGCTACGTCAGGTACTGTTGAATTTGATATTTCTCCCGTTAGTTCTTCAATTCAGTACTATGTTCCTCTCGTGACTGCTGTAGCGCCACAGACAGTCGTTTGCAATATAACTTCAACGGGTACGCTTAAGAATGCTACAAACACGGGCGTCTGTACCGTATGGGGTAATGACGTATTGTCTCCTGCGAATAGTACTTATACTGTAACGTTTAGCCCAGGAGGGCAGACTACCAATTCCGTCGCACAAGAATGCATTACGGGTGCAGGGCCTTATAATCTGGACGCACCCGTATTCTGTCCTGTAACGAGTGTTATTCCTCAGTACAACACGATTACGACCCCACAAATCAGCAGTAATTTAATTCCGGTGACTTCGCACGTGTATACGTTGGGGAACTCTCAAGCACACTTTGCTTCCGCTTATATTGATAACATTTTTGGTTCGGGTGCGGGCATAATGACTTGGCCCTCGACGGCGGGTATCGCGGTTTACGCGGGCAGCAGTGCATGGGGCACCTCGTTAACGGCTCCGGCAAGCGCGATTGTCGGCATCAGCGATACACAGACGCTGACGAATAAATCGATCAACGCCTCCGAGGTAAATAGCGGCACTCTGCCGCACGCACAGTTGCCTGCGCTCTTAAGCGGCGACATTCCGAACAATGCTGCCAATACGACGGGAACGGCGGCGAACATTACGGCCACTTCAAACAGCACTCTGACTACACTCAGTGCGCTGTCACTTCCTTATTCGCAGCTCACCAGCACGCCTACGATTCCGACTTCATCGAGCTGGCCCGGTGCGGGATCATGCACGGGAAGCCAGTACGTCAACGCGATCACGAACGGAACAACTCCCACCTGCGCCCAGGTCACCTACGCGCAGCTCGGCGGCACCGTGCCGACGTGGAATCAAAACACGACGGGATCCGCGGCGAGTCTTAGTACGACTCTTAATACAGCGGCAGTTCCTGCTTTCACTGGAGACGTAACCAACACAGCGGGATCGCTAGCTACAACGGTAAAGGGAATCAACAGTACCTTGCTCTCCGGCTTGGGAACCGGCTTGCTGAAAAACACAACCGGCACCGGCGTTCCATCGATCGCAGTAGCAAATACCGATTACGCGTCTGTCTCTTCACCGTCTTTGAGTGGTACTGTCAGTTTTGGTAATGACTGGAACCCCAACACGAGCAGCAACACCGCGCCGTTGGCCTATGGCACGCTGCCCTGGACTGGAACCGATGATATTGAAGTGATCGACAGCTACACGAACGGCACCGTGGATTCCCTGATCGAGAACGAGTCTCTGGGAAATTTTGCTGGTGCGGAAACGCAGTATTTAGGGCCGAACGCCAGTGAATTTCTGTCGGTTGGCATCAACGGTCCGAATTTCTTTCAGAATCAGGGTGTACCTTTCGTTGGCAATACTCCCGGCACAATCTGGGGGCAGGGCATGGCCTATGTATTCGCCGATGGCAGCAGTCTGGGTGGCCTGGTGATTGGCGCGACGCATGGGATGATTTGTCTCTCTCCGCCTCCGAATGCCGACACCTGGTGCACGGTGCGGCTCGACAGTACAGGAGCGCATTTTCAGGCGAGTATTCCTACGATCGCTCCGGCGCTTTCGCTCACGCAAGCTATCAAGCAATCTTCTCTTACTTTCACAGCTCCGGCGACTTTAACATCGATCACCGGCACCGCACCAACGATGACGGTCAACGGAACCTTCTCTGGCGGCGGTTCGAATGCTTACGCTAACTGGGGCTTCCACTTCATCAACATGACGCATCCCGGTAACGTGGGCACGTTCATCTGTTCAGGCAGCTCCACGACACAGCTTACCGGATGCACAATGCCGAATGGTGTGGCGGAGAGCCTGCCTGGGGCGGTTGTAACTTCATTCACCGGCTACACCTGCACAGCAGCGCCCTGCGTGCTTACTTTCACAAACTCCGGCACGAATAACTTTGTGACGGGCAGCCCGGTTACCTTCACTGGATTCTCTGGTGGAGCGGCGGCGCTGAATAATATCACCGGCGGTGTCTTGGCGGCGGGTTTGACGAGCACAACTTTTGAAGTTTCGGTGCCCGTAGTGACCACGGCCAGCAGCTCCGGAACAGCATCGAGCGCAAAGATATTCAGCCTGGGTGAGACGACGTATCTTGGAACGATCACCGGCGGCGCGAGTAATGCATACGTGAATGCTGGGGTGACAACCTCCGGGTTTACGAACGGCGGCAATAATGTGGGTACTTCTGTGTGGGCCTCGACTGCCAGCGCGATAATGACCGCGAGCGGAACGGGCGTCAATGAGACCAACACCGGCAGCGTGATCAGCTCGAATGTTGTCAACTCGACGCCGATCACTGAGGACGCCACTTACAACACCGGGAGCGGCACGGCGAAGGACTCCTATACCTGCAAAAACATCATCGGTAGCTTGACGGCTAATCCTTCAGCGCTTGCAACCTGCACGCATACCGGCACCACTGGAGTGACGGGCGAGGTCAAGAACTACCAGATCATCACAACCAATACGACCGTGCTCACAGCCAATCAGACTACGACCTCGGCCACGCTGGCCAACCTGAACCTGTCTTTGCCTACGGTGCCGATCAGCACGACGCGCAAGGGCGATTGCAAGCTGATCTTCGAGTCGAGCGCGACGGGCGACACGGTGATTCTCGGCCTCAATACGAGCGCTGCACCGACGAACTTCCAGATCATCGGATCGACTTACTTTCCATCGACCTCGACGGTGCAGAATTTCCTGCCGCCGGCGGCTGTCAGCTCCGCTACGACGACGGCCTTCACGGCAGCGATGACGGTGGCTGCGGCCTCCACTGAATACGAAGTGAGCGTCGATTTCAGCCTGCAAACCGGCGCGACAAGCCCGGTTACAATCGGCGTGTATGGAGACATCACATTAGGGGGCACTTTGACACTATTGAACGGCAGCACATGCGATTGGGCGCCGTAATATAAGCATCAACCGGCAAACTCCAGTAATCGGGACCGGGGCAGGATCAAAGTGGGGGGTCTGGGGGAATGGGGATGGCGGATCAACAAACACCTGTAAGTGCGGATCAACAGGCAGTAACGGTTCAACTCTGCCGCGAAGTAATGCGAACGTTGCGAGAGGAGTTTACAAAGCGCATGGATCAACTCGACAAGGACGTAAACGGCAACGGTCAGCCGGGTATGAGACAAAACGTCGAAGCCTGCAAATTAGGCATCAATGAAATACAAATTATGTTTCGAGAACGAGATCGATCGCATGACCAGAAAATAGCATTTCTGTCGTTTCTGATCATTGTTCTCGGAGCCGTGCTGGCTATCCCTCCAGCCGTCACTTCGATTAAAGACTTATTCAAGAGCGATCTTCACTGGCCGAAGATTCAGTTTACGTACGGCAACTTACTCGATGCGCATCTTAAGAACCAAGAAACGCTTGCCACTAAAAGGAGATAACCATGCCCGGAACTGACAGAAACGATCCGCCGTATCCGTATCCACCGAACGACCCTGAACCGTGCGCTGTAGTCGTTCCTGTTCCGTCAGGAACAGTCAATCTACTCGATTCGGAGGTGATTGAGCGAGACATCGAGCGCGGTAACGCTGAAAACGAGGTCGAGAAAGGAGAACAATGAACTTTACCTGGCTCAATAACGTTACGCAGCATCCGAAAACCACCGTGGCAGGCTTGCTGATTGCACTGTCAACGGTGGCCGGTGTACTGGCGCAGAATGGCATTTCATTGGGGCATGCAGGGACTGGAACCGTCGTAAGTCTCTTAAGCGCCCTTGCGACTGCTTTCTTAGGACTGCTGTCAAAAGACCCTGACAGCTTTACGCAGACGAAGTAAACCGCGCCACGGCGCACAAGGAGAACCATGAAAAGAATCGCGATTGAAGTCTTCCTAGCAGTAAGCCTGTTCGGGCTAGCCGGCTGTACGAGCTGGGAAAAAGCCACGTATCAGACCCTCGCAGCAACTCAGGCAACTATTAACCAGGCGCAGGTTGACTATAATGATAAGGTTATCGCGCCTACGCAAACGGCTCATGACGTTATCACTAAAGCCGCTCAGGCGCAGAATGTCGCGGTAGCCTCTATGGTTTCTTACGAGGAAGCCAAAGCCGCCGGCGGAACGCAGGCTAACCTGCAGGCTCTTCAGACTGACGTTACTGTAGCCATCGCCAGTCTCCCTACACTGATCACCGATGTGAAAGCCCTGTATCAAGGAGGAAAGTAATGGCAAACGTGGCTCAGATACTTACCATCCTGCAGCAGGTTGAAGCTGCTTCGAATGAAATTCTTTCAACCGTAGCAGCGCTCGATCCCGCAGCTGACCTTCCCGTGGCAACTATTGCAGCGATTGAAGGTTTAGCTAACGCGGCGTTGACGGCGTGGTCGACGGCGAGTAGCGTTGCCACAGTTACCGTCGCCGAAGTACAGGCGTTGGCGATCAACCTGAACCTGAACGCACCCAGTGCTTAGGAGTTACTCTCATGCCCTACAGGCATAAAGGTGTTCAACGAACCGAATGGCTACCGTGTGCGATCTGCGGGCTTCAAACCCCCGTGGATCGCATGCGAAGACAGCAAGGTGCCGTACGTTGCCCTCAGTGCTGTGACGATTTGAGCAATCAATACAGGCCTCTTGTAATCCAAAAGGTTTTAAGTATCCCAGGTGAAGGCACCTCAGAGCAGGGCGAAAAGTTCAAAGACATTGGGGAGATCGTGGTATTTTAACATGGCACGCACACGTTGGGTAGACGGAGCTCGGGGGCAGATGCCGTTTGAAGAAATAGCCCGTAGGCTGGGTATTTCCACTCGAACCGTTTATTACGACTACAAGAGCGCCTTGCGTAAGTTGAAAAGAAACTCCTGGTTAAAGCAGCAGTTTGAGGAGCAACAATGGCAACGACCCCAGCACCGTTAACACCGCCTTACGCGACGATTGAAAGTCGCTTGAGCAACGTGGCTATGAAAATCGGCAATCGTCAAGACGTACTGCAACCTGCACCGGCGAGTGGCTTCACGTACTCACGCGTAGCAGGTTGGTTACGCGACGCTTACATTGCCATTGCAACTTGCCGTTCGTTCGAACAAACTGAATTCACCTACACGTTCAACACGGTACAAGGCTGCGATACGTACGTACTGCCTGCACAGTTGCGCGCACCTAAAGCTTTCACCGGCTATGATCAATACGGAACGCCTATTCAAATTGACTACAAGGACATGGCATACATAAGGCGTTACAACGCTGGAACGCAAAGCCAAGGAGTTCCTACACAAGCGCGGCCTTCAATCTGGACCCTGTGGAATAATAAAGTGATCCTGCGGCCGGTACCTGATCAGAGTACGTATACGTTTTACTTTGACTATTGGCAACGCCCGCTGATTACACCTGACGTTGTTTCTACGCCTCTTCTTTTGCCTGACGAATGGCTTGAAGTCGTCGACTACGAGGCTGCCATTCGCGGTAACGCAGAACTACAGCAGGCAGATCGTTCTCACGAAATGCAAGAACTCCTGTACGGCTATACGGACCCAGTAACGAGACGCTTTGTGCAGGGCCTTATAGAGCGACTGCAGAACCGTACTCAAGCCATGGCGCCGTTTGTCGATTACGGCCTACAGCCTTCGTATTCAGGGGGTTATACGCGATGACAACAGGAATGAAACCTTTTCCCGTTCAACCCCCCTGGAAGGGCATTATATTCGACATGCCTTCAGGGA